GTCGTGGTCCAGGGATGGCATTTGCACCTTACTGTTCACTTCCAGAATTGGAAGCCTGTATGAAGGTTTGGGAGTTTATGGAGATGATCCATAGTCGTTCCTATACATACATTATTAAGAATGTTTATTCTGATCCAACAGAAGTTTTTGATTCCATTTTAAATAATGAAAAGATTTTAGAAAGAGCATCATCAGTTACTGGTGCTTATGATGACTTTATTAATTCCGCACAACTTTATGGAAACTCAAATCTTTGGGTTCACGCACAAGAAGGTGTTGGAACTGCAAAAGAACAAAGATATGAACTAAAAAGAAAACTTTATCGTGCAATTGCAAATGTCAACATTCTCGAAGGTATCAGGTTTTATGTCTCGTTCGCTTGCAGCTTTGCGTTTGGTGAACTCAAACTTATGGAAGGATCCGCTAAAATTATCTCTCTCATCGCAAGAGACGAAAATCAGCACCTTGTTATTACTCAAAACATCCTCAATAAGTGGCGTGAAGGGGATGATCCAGAAATGCAACAAATTGCTAAAGAAGAAGAGGAATGGGTAAGAGGTGCCTTTGAGAATTGTGTAAATGAGGAAAAGAGGTGGGCAGAGTATCTGTTCAAAGATGGTTCTATGATTGGTCTAAACGATAAACTTCTTTGGAGTTATGTTGAATGGGTTGCGAATCGTCGTATGAAAGCAATTGGACTTAAACCACTCTATGATATTTCTGCAAAGAATAATCCACTTCCTTGGACTGAGCATTGGATTTCCTCTAAGGGACTTCAAGTTGCTCCACAGGAAACGGAAGTAGAATCTTATGTGGTTGGTGGCATTAAGCAGGATATTACAAAAGATTCTTTTAGTGGATTTAAACTCTAAAATTGTAACAAAAATAACAAAAAAAATTGACTATATAACGTACAAGGGAATATAATAAGTCCCTAACGTTCATCTGCTATTTGCGAATTGCGAATGTAGACGGAAGTAAGCCGACTCGGAACGGAACGTTCATCTATGGAAGCACTCATTCTATCTTGCTTACAAGCACAATTAATTGTAGGAAGAGTTCATAAACAAGACATTCCTAAACAAGCAAAGAATGATTTAATTTGGGAGATTAAACAAATCTCACCAAAGACGTGTAAAATAGACGCAAAAGCCGACTGAAGGAACGCTCTTTAACCTAAAAACTAAGGAGAAACCTAATGTCAAAAGTTGTATACCGTGGTGTTGAATATGACACTACAAACCGTCCTAATCAAACATTTAAATGTGAACCAAGAGTAGAAATTTATCGTGGTGCTATGTTTTATGTTGATGAAAATGGAAACAAACTTTCTATGCAGAAGTCGGGGGAAACAATTAAATGAAAAAAATTAATGTCCTTCAACTTATTAAAGAACAAAAACAAAAAGAAAATCGTCGTCACCAAGCTAAAATAGTGATGATTAAAAAGTAAATTGATAGGAGGGGCAATACCCCTCCTATTTTTTTATAAATAACTAAAAACAGTCTAAAAAGATGTCTTTAAGAAATTCATATAAAAGTTTTTATACTGAAGGTGTTGCAGCAGAACATCCAGATATTGCGGGACAAAAAGAATTTGCAAATAAGGCAGATGCTGAAATTGCTCGTAGAAGAGCAGCAAGAGCAAAGAAAGCAGGACCACAACTTCCTGGTTTTGTTGCGTCAGTAAAGAAAGAAGAAGTTGAAGTAAATGAAGCACACTGGAATCCAGTAACAAAAAAAATTCAGGATAAACCACCATCAAAGGAAGAAATTGAATCTTTGGCAGCAAAAGCAAGAACTAAGAAAAAAGTAAGAAAACCACAAGGTTCTATTCGTAAAACTAGTGGAACATTTAAACCATCATCACCAGAAGAAGCAAAAGCAAATAAAGCATCTTGGGGTGACTATTGGAGTTCTGCAGCAAAAGGTTACAAAGAGGAATATGTAAATGAAAAAATTGACGTAGGTGCTGATGTCAGTAAAACAATTAGTGATTTCGTTCATTCAAAGAGCAAAACCTTCAAAGGTGATAGTAAGAAGCAAAGAATTAAGAGAGCACTTGGTGCTTATTATGCAGCACAAAGAGAAGAAACAGAAAACATTTATAATTATGTAATTGAAACTTTAGTTGATGCTGACTTCGCAGAAAGTTATGAAGCAGCAGAAGTAATGTTTGAACATATTAGTGATGAGTTTACTGCAGCAATTCTTGAGGAATATATTGAAGAAAAGGCAAGAGGAACCAGAAAGAAAACAACAGTTCACGCATATGACGTTGATGAAACCTTATTTGGGCACGGCAAAAAGGGCAAACCAAATGTTCAGGTTCACGTTAAAGACGCATCAGGAAAAAGAGTTAAGAGTCTAAGCAACCAAGAGTTCAATACTCATAAGTTGGAGAAGGGTCATTCTTATGACTTTAGTGAGTTCCAGAGTGCTAAGAAGTTCAAAGAAACTTCAAGTCCAAATAAAAAAGTAATCAAGGATATTAAGAGAAAGCAGGCAAGAGGACAAAATGTTCATCTTATTACTGCTCGTTCTAAGTTTGATAAACCAAGTGAATTCCAAGGTCATCTCAAGAAGCACGGTGTTGATGTAGATAAGTCAAAGATTCACTATACTGGTGGGATGAAAGGTGGTGATATTGGTAAGAAGAAAGTGGATGTTGCGAATGCAGTAGCAAAGCAAAGTGGGGCTAAGAGCATTCATATGTATGATGATGCTGCAAAAGTTCATAAGGCATTTGAAAAAGAAAAGAAAGAAGCACCAACATCAAAGAAAATCAAAACACATATGGTTGCACCAGATAAAAAAGGTGAATCAAGAGTTCGTTCTTATCAAGCAACTAAGAACGAAGAAATGAGTTCTTACGAGTACTGGAAACAATTTATTGATTGATAAATAAGTATAGAAAAGTACTTTTTATTACTAAAAAATGAATAAGCAGGACTTGGATGCTTTAGCAAACTTGTATGGGGAAGTTTATTATCCTCAGGATGTAGAGCAACTTGATGAAATTTCTGTTAATTTTGGAGGACAAGCAGCAGTTGATAAAGTTAGATCGCAAATGGCAGCACAAAGAAATATTAATGCAACAAATCAAAGAGCACAGTTGGGAGTAGTAAAAACAAATAAAGGATATATTGCAAAACCTGGAGAAACTTCATATGACCCAGAAAAGGGTGCTGAAGCAATAAGACTTGCGAATAGATTGAATAGAGAAACTGGTTTGGGTAAACCTCAGGCACCAAGACCAGCAGGTTCTCCTCCACAAAGACCAGCAGCAGGTTCAGGTTCAACACCTCCATCAAGACCAGCAGCATCTTCAACGGTGCTTGCAAAACAAAAAGGAGTTGAAGGGAAATTAGATAAAGCAACTGGTAAGTTTACTGCTGGTGCTTTTAGTGGTGCAGAGAAGTCCCGTTATGCAAGTGTTGCCGCACAAAATGCAGCAAGGAATTCTGCATCATCGGCACCAAAACCTCCAACACCAGCAGTTGGAAAGTTGGGAAATACTTCATTTGAAAGAAGAACTCCAACATCTGCTGAATTAAGAGCAGCACAATCAGCAAGAGCAAGTGGTGCGTCTCCAGAAAAAGCACTTCAAGCAGCACAAAAAACCAATCTTCCAACTCAAGGTCCTACTCCTGCAATCCCTGATTTGAAAAGTATAAATGCAGATTTAGCAAAAGCAAACTCTCCTGCTGTTATAAATAGACCAGCACCAGCAGGTACTGCACTTGCAGCACAACAATCACAACAAAAAAAACCCCCAACTCCAGGAACAGGAGCAATAAAACCAATGACGCAAAAATCATCTTACGAATGGCCTTCTGCTAAAACAATTAAAGATATTGCAGATGCTTATTCATCAATTTACGAAGCAAAGAAAAAAGTAGACCAAGATAAAGATGGTGATAATGACTTTGCTGATGTAAGAATTGCAAGAATGGTTGCTTCTGGTGTTCCCAAAGAAGTAGCAATCGCAAAGGTAAGAAATAAATCATATAATGAAGAAGTTGAGATTGACGAAGCAACTGCAATGGCTAAGAAAGGTTATGATGAAACTGCAATCCGTAATAAGATTGCAAAATCAACAGGTGGTGGAAAATCTGCTGATAGAGCAACTGCACTTGAAAACAGACCAACTTATGGAGATAGTGCAAAGCAAAAAGCAAGACAAAATCTTGCCAGAGCACAAAGAGGTGATTTCCGTAAGACAACTTCTTCAAATCCTGGTCTTCACGGATACGCTCACAAGTCTAATGACCCTGCCGTAAAAGCAAAGCAGGCAGCAAGAGGAGCACAAAGAGGTGCTCTGACCCCTAGAGAGAAAAAGCAACTCAATAGAGAGGCATATGAAGCATATGAATTTGTAGTATCACATCTTCTTGAAAATAACTTTGCATCAACAGTTGAGGATGCAAATATAATTATCAACAATATGAGTGAAGTTTGGTTCAATCATATTATGGAAGGTTGATATAATATTACAATTCATTAAGGCACCTTGACAGGTGCTTTTTTTATGACTATAATCACTCTGTTAGGGTTGAAGATAAGTTATACCTATAAATAACTTGAATATTATTAGGAACCCGAATGAGTTATGAAAACCCTTGGAGATATCAAGGAAGGATATTTGAATCAGAAGATATTCAAGATTATTTTGGGTTTGTTTATTTAATTGAATGTTCTCAAACTAACAGAAAATATTTGGGTAGAAAATACTTTTGGACTTTTAGAACTCCCAAAGGAAAGAAAAGAAAAGTAAAACAAGAATCAG